CTCCCCCATTAGATTTTGTTAACGCAGTACCGTAACTGCGGTAATGGAACTCATTGGTGGACGTACCTGGACAGGATTTCCTGTGCCCAGGGCTGTTCGGTAATCACAACCGATGCCGCATACTCTAGGACGAAGGTGGAGTAATCCGAGAATCTTTGATCTCGGCCCCACATTCCGATGAGAGCAAACATGGTCTGAATTAACCGATATACGTCGGAGTAGTTGATCGAAAGATCAACAATCTCTCTGAGTATCCATCGACATTCAGATCGAGCGACCTTCCAAGAGACATTTCTGTAGCTCTTGTGACCTTGAACGATGTCGCTAACGTAGCGAGCGTTCAAGAAGTCAACCCTTCCGGACTCTACGTGAAGTCTCACGTAGTACGGATAGCGCTCGACTTGGTAATATGCGGGATTAACCCGCATCAAGCCGATGCCAGGGCAGAAGGGACTTCCATACTGTATTGCGAAGTCATCATACCCAATTGGTTGATGACTAGCAAATTTTGTGAGCCAACCATCGCGGCCCATAGGATAAATAACTCCTAAGTGCGCTACGACGGTTTTCTCACCAGTAGGCGAAGTCTTAATTCGCGGATCCACAAGGACGGGCAACATAGCCGCGCTCCTCCAAGTACTTGAGATTGATGACCCACGCGAGTCATAGGCTTCGAACAAACGTTCAACTGCCTTGGCAGCGCGCCGATCATAGTATGATCGCAGGTCGTCTTTCAACATACTTGGTGTAATTTCAGCATTTGATGCTGATGGATTCTTGCTCATCATGGTTTTTACCTCCTAAAATAGTTTGCGAGCATAGTAGCGACGCAAGGATTTCTGCTTCAGATAAAAGCGTTTAACAGCTTCCTCTGAGTAGTCTTCCCACGGAGCTACAGGTGTGATGTCGATGATGGAGTAAAGATCGATGAGATCTTTATCCCAACCATCTAATGCACCATTGTGCGTAATCTTGTAATTTCGTATGGCCTTCTCATATTGAGCATTATGGCGAATTGCCATGGATGCCCGGGAAGGTTCTGCGAGCTCAAAGAACGATGGATGTTTGTTTTCCCATCGTATTTGAGGATTACTCGATATCACCGACGGTGCGATCGGACAGCGGTTCATTCTCAGTTGGTTATATCGCCTCCAGAAGAGGTGATGCTGAGAATAGAACATACTAGCACTTACAGTCAGCGGACGCCATGAGGCGGAGATTCTGGTGAAATGGCCGTGGCCTTCTACAGTTTGTAGATCGACTACGTCATCAACACTAATCTCAGCTTCGGTGTCATTGATGCCGACCCCGAGCATAAGACGGCGGAGATGCTCTGCATCTCGTCGCTCAGCCCAGAAACCACTGCCTGCGTTGCATCTAGCAGACGCAATCATCTCGCTGATTAGCAGATGTGCAGTGATGTAAGCTTCATGATCATTCATGTTGTTGATCATGTCAATGAGTTGGGGAAATGTCATTTCCCTGTACCATTCTAACGTGGTACTCCTTGGCATGCGGTATGGAGTAATATCGACATCGTCGTATGTCTCCACACCACACGTCTCCCTGAACGGCTCGTCAGCCATCCAGAAAGACTTAGTTCCGTTGATCTGAAAGCCGAGAAATTCCATAAAGTACTTCCAAACTGGGTAGTACTCTCTTGGAATAATCACGTCATCGCCATAAACGCGAATGGCGCGTAGTTCGGCTCGGGATGCTCCGCATAACTTTAAAATTGCATAAGTGTATGCGTAAAACACCCAACTCTCGCACGGGAACGTCAAAAACGAACCCATAGTCGCGAAGATCGGATCTAGAGACTTCGGTTTATCATCCCTTTTGATGATAAACAGCGATGTTCTGAACTGTCTCAGCAAAGGCCACCATTCAGGCATAGTATGCTTGATGTGGTCTAGCTGAACATTATCAGAAGCGTTACTCTGATCTGCCGTGGCATACATGCGAATGCATGAGCTACGGTTATTATTCTGATCATGGTAACGGATCGCTCCAAACGACCTATATTCTGTCTCCCTCATTAGAGCACGGGCAATCGGATATTGCCTCAATTGATGCTCCAAGGGCTCGGCAGCTATAAGCCTGTTTGTCTTGAAGTTCTTTGGAACACTAGCCACTTTGGAATAACTGCACGACCTAGCAAAAGACCAGATTAGGCGGACGTCCTTCGAAATCGTTGAAGGGGTCTGCTTATGCTCGTTAGAAAACGAGCCAGGTCCAAATGCAACTTGGTCCCAGTCGATCATTTCAGGTCGGTAGGGTAGTTTCGGAAGATAAGGCGTAAGCATCTCTTGAATATTGTGTGAAACATCTTGTGGATGTTCTACACGATCAAGAAATGATGCTAGCCCATCGTCCGGCTTTCCCACCCGCATGCGCTGCAAAAATGTGACGTACTGCCTACAAGCTTTTGGCTTATAGAGCGTATCGCCCCAAATTGTAACACACGGTACCTGAAACGGGGATGCATCGATCAACCGCAAGATCTTCAGAAATGATTCATCGGAGCTTAACGGATGGAACGATGCACGGAGAGCTCGAAGAGCAGAGCCTACCTGGCCTGTGAGGCCAGATTCGTAGGTATACCCTTCGAATTCGTAACATGAGGTGAGCCACAGGAGAAAAGTACTTTCTCGCCAGGTGCACCTCCATGAACCAATGTTACGGCTTTTCATGTTTTGTTACCTCCTTCAAATTAGTCCTTATTCGTTGTTCGCTGACTGAATGTCAGTAACACCGCGCATAAGCGAGGTGAAATCGAACAATGTGTACTCTGTATCACCAATTGTGGTGGTATAGGTGGGCACCGAATTAAGGGTTGTACCGATCAGCATGTTGATATAAAGATTCATATGATCTTTACCAACACCGAGATCGTACAATGGATGATCGATCCAGAAGCCCCCTCTAAAAGGAGCTATCTTGATCAGACAGTCATCCTCTGAGCACTGGAGAATCGAGTTATCAATTACCTCGATCTCGAAGTGTCTCTTTGCTGAGTCAGGCAACTTCGCCTCTGAAGAGAGCGTAGTACCTGAGTACAGGTCAGATGACTGCTTCTGTGATACTCTAAGAACCGGCGGTTTCAATAAAGATTTCGCCGGCAGGAAATAACTAGTGAAACTAGCATTTCCCGATTTCTTAGTGTACGGATGTGCATCCCCATAGACGGGGACGGTGATGGTTTTGGTACTGACTGAAGAAAAGTCAATACCAGAGTCCCATGTTTTGGACATGTTTTCCACCTTACCTTTTGTCTAGGATTTTCCTAGTGAAGGAAGCGTGAGAGAACAGCTCCCAAATCAGGAAGGTTTCGGAGTCTGAAGGATCCTTTTAGATCCCTCATTTCAACTCCGATCGGAGGGGTTCCAGTGGAATATTCCCTACAATAGTAAAGAATATTACCCACTACATCCCCATCTGGCGTGTGGATCTTGACTTGGTCATCATATTTATATGACCAGGACCATTGATCAACACGGACCATCTGGGAAATCGTCGCCGCGTCGGTGGCTTGAAGGATGCTCTTTGCACCTTTCGTAAACCAATCGACTACGAAGGAGCCTGGAATTAAGTCCCATATGCCCTCGAACGTCATTAGGACGCCCGATTGGTATAGGGCCTTCCAAACTTCAACGAAGAAGTAGTCTGGATCCATGCGTTGCTGCACTGAGACAGACACCTGCAAGTTATCGTATTGAGTACGATGACGTAATACAGGTTGAATGAACATATTGGGGTCTAACCTATTCGTTAAGGCTAGTGCCCACGGTTCCTTCGTGTCTGCCCATAAGTTGCGCAGAGTGTAGTACGGCAGTTTGAGGCCGAACATATACTCCAAGCGACCTGCAGCGATCGCTTTCAATAGTTGCACGGGTGTCATGGAGAATTTCCGGACATCTCGCATTGGAACGTCGATAAATATTCGTCGTCCCGAATTTGTGAGAACCGGTTTCTGCCATCTCTTCAAGACAGTATTGTATTGCCACTCGCGAGTGTATTTCACACTCTTCGAGAAGCGTGATACCATAGCTGTCGGTAATAGATCTTTAATTGAATCTATTGCGAAGAGCGAGTCCATCAACTCTACCAATAAGTTAGAGTTGTACAACTCGAAGGATAGCCACGCCTGCCGAGCAACGGCGGGAACGTGGTTGAGAGCGGTCTTTCTCAAATAAGGATCCTTGAGATAAAATAACATCTCAGGGTCCAATGATGAGAAGTCGACGCGGCTCTCGCCAACACGTGCATGATGGATACGTTTATAGGTAAAATAACTACCCGTGGTTTTCGGCACTGGCGGCTTGGTAAGAGGCAAATTATACCTCTCGCCATCTACCGTCGTGTACCACTGGCCAGATTTCTGGTCACGCCACATGTAGTTGAACCCACCATATCCATTATACCATTGTCTTCCAACGTAGGTTTTAGAGGTTTCGGAGAACGTCCAGTGCGTTATCCACAACACATTTTGACGTGCTGTGATAACAGGACTGGGTTGTCCTTCTAACGTCCAAAACGAACGTCCCTTCTTGTCAAACAGAACTTGAAAGAAAGCGGCCCACGTATCGTTATACGTGTACGGCCCTAAAACAATATCCTTCATTAGAGGATATTGTACTTCTTGGTTCCATTTGACAACCGCGTCCACAGACAGTTTGAAGTGGTGACAGTTATTAACCGTCGTCCCATCAACGCCTGGAATTGGACTTGGCCAATCGCTCAAGAACGATATAGAGTTACCGTCAGATGGATCAATCATTCGCGTCTGCTCATTAATGGGCATGAACGCAGGGATTGTATGCCATGTGACGTATGCTCCATATTGATCTTCAGCCCATACCGGTGGTTTATCAACCACATGGTAATTGTGGGTGATGTAACTCATGTCTTTCTCTATATGGTTTATAGAGGGAAGATTGAGTGTCATCATAGCGGTTCGTCTCCTCCTTTCTAGGTTATTTGAACAGAGGGAGCACTG